AATACAGGGTGCATCATATGGTGACGACATTAGCATAAGAGCAAATTGTCCAGAATGTAATGTTGAAGTAGAAGGTGTTATTAGTGCAGACGACACATTGTCAGCAATGTCTGTGTTAGAAGATAGTTATACATTTACTACTGGTGAATTAGAGTTTGCTGTTAGACCGTTTACATATGAAACTACTATTAAAGCCGGAATTGCAAGTTTTCAAAGCACAAGAAGTTTACAAGCAATGGCAGACATGCCAGATGACGAAGATAAGTTAAAAGTGTTTAACCAAAGTTTTGTAAAAATGGCAAACGTTAATTTTGATATTATCGTTGACAGCATACAATCAATTACAGCACCCGGCGATGAAGAGGATGTTGTAGTAACTGATAGAAAACAAATTTTAGAATTCATGAATAACTGTGAAAGCAGTATTGGCAAACAAGTCGAAGAGCAAATTGCTCAAATTGGCGAGATTGGTATTGCTAAAGAGTCAGAATTTATGTGTGAGGAATGCGATAAGACCTTTAGGTCCAGTGTTGCATTTGATCCTGTAAATTTTTCCACCGCTTCTTAAGTAGTGCTGAACCAGAAGAAATTCTCGAATATTTAACGAAGCTCAATAAACAGCAAGAAGAGATGTACCAGAGTGTAATGGAACTGGTAGTATTTTCAGAAGGTGTTGTTTCTTATTCCGAACTATGGCACATGAGTTTTACTGAAAGAGAAATGCTCGTTAAAACTATTAATAAGTATAACGCAAAGAAAAGCGGCGACAGTCAACAAGAGATGTTGTAGCTCTAACTTCCTGTTAGACCACTCACAAACTATTTAAATAATACATATATGCTTTATATGTTTGTTTTCCAATAACTCTAAAAGAGCATATTAAATAGTTAAACACTTTATAGACACTTCGTGTCTTTCCAAACTACATTCATATGTTCATTTCATTCACATATTCTTTTGTTTGAAAGTTTTTTAAAAAGAGAAGTTATTTACATTATACAAGTTATCAAGTAACTTGAGCCATAATTCTCCTTATGCAAGGAGAAGGATGTCAGGTGTCATCAAGTGAACCATTACCATCTCTAACTCGGGTGCTATTAGGAACCAGTGAGCGTTCTGTCCCCATACACTACCGTCTCGTGTCTCACGGAAATTTATGTAACCTGGTAGAGTTTGGTTACACAAACTTGTAGGTTGCTTTTTCTCATTGCCTACATTCTTTTAATACTGTTTGTCGTGTGTTTGTATCTTTGCCGCTATACATCTCCAATTCTCGCACCGGGTGTTTGCATTGCCGGATTGTCGAGGAGCCAGATATTCAATGCCTCTGTTGGGGCCGGTGTATAGTCCTGTGTGTGCCTTGCTTTGACTTTACGTCTGATGTGCCTTAATGTGTGTTGTAATCAGTTAATAGTTATCTATCTTTTAATGCTTCTCGTAAGATTTTTGAACCACCCACTCTTACATTGATAATTCCGTTATAATATTCGTCAGTTTCGAGAACTTTACGTTTAAATTGTTCTTCTGCTTCGAGATAACTTGCAACGCCTCTGCTTGGACAAAAGTATAAAATTTCTCTTTTAAACTTGTCTTGCCCGAGTGCTAATACATCTTCATTTAAATGATCTGAACTACCCCAATATGTACGCCAGTCACTTTCTTTAGTGCCACGTCTTTTATTCTTCTTGCCTTTAAGAGGGGGTTTAGTTGTTTTGAATTTTGCTAACTTTTTACCAACATATTTTTTATCGTTAGTTAGGTTAGTAATCAGGTAAACAAACGCTTCGCAATCTTCTGGTAACTCGTCTACTTTTTTATTGTTAAATGTCCATTCCATATAGTTAGTTATCTTGCCACAACACTATGGATATACTTATTGCGGCGTACTGCATCAAGGTCTGGATCATGTGTTAATTTGCCTAACGGAATATAGCCTATTGCAAGCCTTGGGTCTGATATATCATATGGCAACGGCACCTTTGCTTGTACACACCATCGCTTAATAGCAGTTATTGTTTTGTTTGCATTAGTGAATTGATCGTTACTAAACCATGCTAATAAATCATTCTTTAAGATGCTGGTAGGAACTATGTGCTCTGCAGGAATATGCTTATCTTGGTCGTACCATAATTCCATAGTATGCTTACCTACGTGTGGGTAATTCATATACAAGTGATTAGTTAATTTAGTAGGCGTAAACAACGTGTAGTCGTCTGTGTGCAACGGTTCGCCATCATCTTGAGTACTAAACAGAAACCGTGTGTTAGCATTTGCTTTTAAGTCCTCTATATGATGTAAATGGTAGTTAAACATACTTAACCAATGTCTTAATTCACCATGAGTGTCTTTAACTAAATCAGGAAAATTAACATGCAAAGTGTTTAAGTCATCTATGTGGTCTTTGAATTGATCTGGTAGTAACCGCTTGATATGTGTTATAGATTCAGTAAGTTTTGATTGCACATCATCTTCGCTTTCGCCAAAATTATAAAACTGTGTTCTACTAACAAATTCTAAATCAAGTGTTTGAAAACGGTGCCACAGTCTTTCAGCAACACGGTTATCAAACAGCTCGTATGTTAGTTTATAATTTGCTTCGTTACCGAGATATATGTCAAGAAACATATTCCGTATCCGTGTTATATGCAGTAAAGCCGCCTTCCTTAACGACAGTTAGTACATTATTAACACGACCTACAAGTTCTTCTTTATGAGAAATAAGCATTATATTTTTGCCTTGATCTCTGTGCATTTTCTTAAGAATACCGAGAGCGTTTTCTACTCCCATTGAATCCATGCCTGAGTCTATTAATTCATCAATACATAACAAGTTCATTGGCCTATTTAAACTTTCATACATATCTCTGAATGCCCATGATAGTCCTAAAATAAGTCTGTTACGCTCACCTCTACTTAAATTATCAAAGTCTAAGTCTCTGCCGTACTCTGTTATTTCTACGCCTAAGTCACTTGCAAATTTAACATCATGTGGTAAGCCTAACTTGTCTAAGTAGTCTGCTAACCTGTGATTTAAGTATGCAATATTTTGATCAATAATACGTTTACGAATAAAACTGTCTTTACTGGTTAATAGTTTGTGCAGGAAGTCCTGATGTTCTTGTAAGTAAGTTAATTCGTTCATTAAGTCAAATGTAATTTCTTGTAACCCAGAAACTTTTAGTCCGTTAATTTGTTCAATGTAAGGATTAATTTCATTAATTTTTTCTTCTAACTGCTCTCGCATTGTTTCTAAATTATGTTTGTGTTGTAATGCATCATCTTTAGATGCGTAAAATAATGTAGGCTTACTCGGTATAATGCCTACCTCTGTAATTTTCTCATCAGTAGTTGAAATTTTTAATCCAAGCTCTTCCCAATGTGCTGTTTCGTTAACAATTTTTCCTTCTAACTCTTTTGTATACTTTTCATGTGTATCTAAATGAGCAGTACCTTGTTCACAAGTAGGGCAAATACCTTCTAATGCACTTGTTAGGTTTACTTTTAATTCGTCTAATGATGTGGTGCTTCTTGTAAAACTTGCTAATGCTGTTCTGTGATCTTTTTGTAAATTGTACAGTATAGTTTCTTGCTCGACTAACGTCTGTAATAATGCATGGCTTTCAATTTCGACTTCAATATCAATTTGTTCAAAGTTAAGTATGGCTTCGCCAACCTCATTTATTTTTTGTTCTTTATTACGTTCCCATGCCTTACTGCGACTTTCAATTTCTTTAATATTTTTGTCTATGCGTTGGTTACTATCTTCAACTGCTTTAATTCTAAACTCTTCTTCTTTAATACCATCTCTTGTAACCTTTTGTCTTTCTTTTAAAATTTCGGCTTTTGACGATAGCTCAGTAATACCTAACAACTGTTCAATCATATCTCGTTGATCGTTATTCTTCATACTAAGGAATGGCTCGGTATAAGTGTTTAGTGCAATTAAATGCTTAAACATATTATGTGGGAAACCAATAATTTTTTCAATTTCTTTTTGGGTTTCTCTACTGTCGCCTTGCTGTTCTTCTGAGAACGCATCTTCACCGTTAATAAGTAAACGTAAAACGTTAGGACGTCTGCCACGTTCAATACGATACTCGATACCTTCAATCTCAAATTCGACAGTAGTAATCATACCTTTGCCGTTTGTTTTATTGATTAAATTATCACGCCTAATATTAGTTAAGGCTTCACCGTACAATGCATAACTTAATGCATTAATAATAGTAGTCTTTCCTGTGCCGTTTCTACTGCCATCGCCACCCATGTCTAAGTTGTGACCCAACACAAGAGTTAATTGACAGTTATCAAAGTTTACGGCTTGTAGGTTATTGCCCACACTCATAAAATTCTTTGCACTTACATTTTTAATTTTTAGCATTAGTCTGTGTCTATACTGTTATAGATGTTAATCAAAACATCTTTTTGAATTGTGTTTGATTCGATAGTGTCTAACTGTTGTAATACAATTTGATTAACACTTTCAAACGTAATTTCTCCGCCTTCGTATTCCTCTTCTTCTTTAATAGGAACAAGTTGTAGTTCTCTTACATTATATTGCTCTGCAAATTTTTCTCTAATAAAATTTGCCTCTTCGTAACTTATACTCACATCAAGTTTTACTCTGGCATAAGTATATTCATCGAGCAAGTTAGCATGATTGTCTAATAATGTTCTTAAATTAAACACTCTATACTTAGGACCTTCTGCCCAATTTACATACTGTGGCTCACCGCCCCATTCGAGAAACATTGCTCCTCGTTCATCATCGTCTACGTCTGCATAGTTATGTGGGAAGGCATTACCAATGTAATGTATGTTATTTTTATATTGTCTTTTGTGAAAGTGCCCACTGAACACATACTCTGGTCCGCTTAACATCTTATCGTTAATGCCACCACCGTGGTCTGGCATCTCTACCATTGCGTTCATTTTAAAGTAAGGTAACTCAAAATGACCAAACATATACTTGCATTTCATTTTAGAAACAACTTTATAATCATCTCCGCATAACCAAGGAATGATCGCAACTTCATCTTTTTCAAAGAATTCGTCGCACATTACAAAGTTAGGTAAGTCACGAGCAAATTCAATGCTGTTTAACTCTCGCTTGTCTTTGTAATATAGGTCATGATTTCCTGTGATGAAATACACAGTTTCAAAGTTGTCATTAAGTTTTTTAAGATCTTTAATAGTAGCATTCATAGTAGCAACACTAATACTTGCTCTATGATGATGCCAATCTCCGAGAAAAATACATGTCTCTGCATTCCTGGCTTTTGCTTCTGCAATAAACCAGTCTACAAATCTACTACAATCTTCTATGTGTAAGCGACTATTCTGTTTTAGGCCGTAATGTATATCGGTAAAACAGGCCGCTGTCTTAAACAGTTGGCCCATATAATTTACTCTACGTTGTTCTCAATTTCAGATTCGGCTATTTCTCTAAGTTGACGTAATTCGTTTTCGTGTTGAATCTGTCTTCCGTAACTTGGTAAATGTCCTGAATCTATCAAGATGTCATCTCTGATAGTTTGATTTCTTTTTTCAATGTTTAATACTCTTGTAAAACTGTTATTAACTGCGGCAGTATAATAAGCAAACGGATTATCCGATTTTGCTTCATTAAACTGTAAGCCAATTTGAGATAACTGAACAAGTGCTTGTCCTCTCATTTCGTCTACATAAGTATAGCCTCTCCAGTTTGCTCTGTGAGAGTACCTTTCAACAAGTTTTAAAAACATAGTTCCTAACTTGTTTGTGATTCTTCCAGAATGCGGATCAAAGTGACCATTGCTTAAACTACCTTGCCAATGGCTTCTTGCAACTTCTTTAACTTCATCGTTAACGTATGCATAATGCTTGAATGGTGGGAAGTTTACTTTTGCTTTAGTTTCTGCTTCGTTCTTGGGATTTTTCTTCCTTCCAAACTCTAAAGGAATATGCTCCATACACATCACACGGAAAACTAAATCTTCTTGTGCTATGCTTTTTGGGTCTACTGCAAATTCTTTTTGCTTTGGCTTGTTTTTGTAATCATTAATATCGTGGACTGCCATGGCGGCCTGATAGGCAATTGACTGCATAATAGAAGCACGATTTTCACGGGCAACTTTAATGCTGTTTCTGTTGATTTTGCTAACATCCTCAAGAATTACATCAAATTCAAAGTATTTGTCGTCTGCAAGGTGGCAGAATGTCATTTTACTCTTGTGTATTTCTTTTAGAATATCTTTGTTGTTTAGGTAATTAACCTTTTTTGGCTGTGCCATTAACTCTCCTCAAAATTATAGTTCATTTATATTGTTAGTATTATACATGGTTATTGTGTAATGTCAATATATATTTAGCCACTTTTTTCTTTATAGTATGTTTTAATGAATTGGATAAATAGTGTTATGCCAAATTTAAAAGATTTTTTAACAGGTTCATTAACAGATGCCGCTAATCAAGGATTAGGGTTAATAGGTAACGATGCAGTACGTGGCCTTGTTGGTGGACTAATAGGTAAAGCAGGCTTAGGTGCATTGTACCCAGGCAGAGCAACACCTCCACGTAACCCTGAAAATAACTTAGTGTTCGGTGCAAGAGAATTAAGTGAAATGGATATTAGGCAAGAATTAAGTGAACAAAGTAACTTAGCGGCCAGCAGTATATCGACTAACTTAAACGAAGGCAAAGGTATTACTAAAAACTACGACTGGAGAGCAAGACTGAGACCTAAAGCCGCAGGAGCCAGGGCAATATACGGCCTAAGTGATTTAGCCTCTTCTCGTTCTATATTAGAACCACTTGCAGAAACAGGCGGTTTAGTATGGCAGTATACTCCACAAATTTTTATGAGCGGAATGGCTAACTATAATAGTGCAGAATTGCACGGAACCAACTATCCAATTAATACATTTATAAACAGTACACCTCCTACATTCCCTGTAACAGGCGACTTTACTGCTAATACAATAGCAGAAGCAAGATACTTAATGGCAGTTATACACTTTTTAAAATGTGTAACTAAAGCACACTTTGGAGATGCATCAGTTAGATCCGGAGCATTTGGAACACCTCCACCTGTATTACTTTTTGAATACATGGGAGAAAATGGATTTAAAAAAGTACCAGTTGTTGTTAGAACGTACTCTATTCAGTATCCAGATAATGTAGACTATGTTCCAGTTAAAGGCGGCAGTAGTGAAGACGATGTAACATTTGTACCAACAGTAGCAAATATAACAGTTGATTTACTTGTAAATCATACTCCTCATAAGATTCGTAAGAAATTTAGCATCGACTCATTAAGAACTGGTGCCGGTATTAAGGACGGATTTGTATAATGGCTAAACAAAGTTTTATAAATGCAGGAACATTACAAGGTAGGTTTACTGATGTTAATCGTTTACCAAGTGTACCTAAGAATCCATATGATGAAGAATACGTCATTCAAACAGATGCTGATGAACGCCCAGATATACTTGCATACAAACTATACGGTAGTGTAGATCTTTGGTGGGTGTTTGCATTAAGAAATCCAGACGTGATTGTTGATCCTATTAGAGACTTTAAAGCAGGAACTACTATATTCCTTCCATCAAGAGAAGTAATTAATTCGTTAACCGGGGCATAGCAGATGGTGACGTCAGCCGAAACGGCAAAGAATACGGTCACTGATACAGTTTCCGATAATACAGTAATCAATAGGTACTCAGGTAAAGTACAAGGTAATCTACTTGATCTTTATGATATCCCCACATACAATCTAAAATTATATGCAACAGGATTTGAAGCATTAGAAACACTTAAAGCAAATGATTCTATCGACGACCTTAACGGCGAATCAATGGCAAGAGAGGATAATGGCGATACAGCAAAAGGAACAAGTACAAATAATTTTCAATTAAGCCCAGCTGACGTAATAATACTTGCACAAACAGGTGTAACAGCAGGTGTTGGTATAGATAATCTCGAAATTACAAATGTTCCAGGAAAAAAATCAAACGAAACACAATGTAATTTTAAAATAACACAGCCTGGCGCGGCTGACTTCATAGATCAACTATATTGGACAGCATCCAAGTTAGGCATTGACGTTGCCTCTAAGATGCCATTAGTGTTAGAAATAGACTTTCAAGGCTATCAAGAGTCATCCACCCCAGATACATTTGACGGCGAAGGCGGTCAAATAAAACATATTGCTGGGCCGTATAGATATGTGCTCGAGTTAACAAATTTTGATATTACCATTGGGCCTGAAGGCAGTGAATATAACTTTACAACTGTAGTACAAGATGATACTGCTTTTGCAGATAAATTTTTTACATTAAAGGCCGCCCATTCAACATCAGGTGCAACAATCCAAGACCATTTAACTGATTTAGCAGTAAAAATGAATAAGAGGCTTGCAGGTGATGATGAAGATGAATCAGGTACAGTAGATACTATTACATGGGATTTATCTGAATTTGTTTCAGAAGAAGCAGAAGGATCAACTATAGTTGATCAGGCTCTTAAAGCAACAGCTGGTGCAATAAATTCTAATCCCAAATCTAATAAGCACCCAAAGATAACAAATCAAAGTGTATTAAACGATACTCTACTATCGGCATACAACTCTAAATCAATAACCCAAATTGAAGCAGAAACTCAAACTGACGCTTCGGCTGAATCTTCTTCAGATGAAGGAGAAAAAACAGTTCCAATTAGTGTTACTCTGTCACACGAAGAAGATGATAACTTATTTGCATGTCTTGGTAGAATATTATCACTTAATTCAGACTTTATGTCACATGCCACTCGTACTAAGTTTGCAGAAGGCGACAAAGGTATAGGTGAATGGGATCCAGGGCAAACGCATGTTTGGTGGTACACTATAAAATCAAAAGTAACAATAGGCGAGTTTGACGATAAAAAGAAAACATACTCAAAGAACGTTACCTATAAACCCTTAATAGTAAACACTCCAAGTACCAGTACTGGAGTAACAGCGGACGAATTAACAGCAACGGAGACAGCAACTCTTAACAACTTTGATATTCAAAAAGCATACGAGTATACATACACAGGTAGAAATGATCAAATATTAAATCTAAACATATCTCATCAATTTGGTGTTGCACTATTAGTACCAAAGAACAAAGGTATGGGGGGATCATCAGCGTCGAACTTGTACGCGGTTCAACAAGCAGACCCACTTGCCGCAGAAGATGTAACAAATATTGGTGACTTATTTGATTTGTTTAAAAAAGGTAAAAAGATATTTGACACACTTAAAAACTTTGATTCAGATACTTTAAAAGATATGGCGGCCAATGCTGGATTTAGTTCTGATAAAATTAAAGATCTAATATCTGATACAGCAGGCCAGGCCGCACAAGATTTGGCAAACGCATTAGCAGGTGCAGTAACAGGTGATGATGAAATTAAAAGATTAATCAAAGACCAAGTTTTTGGATCAGCTAATTCGCCTACTGAAAGTGACGACGAAAGACAAAAACAAATTGATCAATATTATGCACTTGGCGAGTATAAAGCACAACCATCCGGATATGAATACTCTGCAGATCTTTTAAATTTTGAAGTTAAGGAAACTACAGCAGAAGAAGATGCATCTAATGAAACACAGAATCAATCTGATACCGCAGAAATAGACACAACTTCCAAAGCGGGAGAAGGGCCTGCAAACACATACGCTGGTGCTCAAACAAGTGTGTTTAATTTTCTATATAACCAAAACGTAGAGCCCAGCATAATGAAACAATTGGATTTTGAAATAAGAGGTGATCCATACTACTTAGGCGATTCTGAAAGTAGTTTAGGTGATTTTAGATTTGACACAGACGGTGATAATTTTTTCCTTTTTATGTTAAACAATCCAAGACGGTTTGACATGGACATAGACGAAGAGGACAATAATACTGGTGAATGGAATAAATTTAATACTTCATGGACTATGTCTGGAATTTATCGCCTTGTATCAGCACAAAATAATTTTAATAATGGTATGTTTACAACATCCATTGTAGCGGTCAAGGAAACTGGAGTCGATTTATCCAAGGTTTCGCCAGAAGATTTGGCTAACTATAACATAACATCAAACCAAAATGCCGGTGACTTAGCAGACAAAGGCCTTGGTGATGCAGATGGATCCGGAATAGACCCTATGGCGTTTACCGACCCAGTTGGGTATATTAATGGACAAATCAGCGGTGGCGGATTTGGCGGCTTAACTGACAGTCAGATAGTTAATAAACTGCAAGCCGATGGTAAAATAAATTCATCTCAGGCCCAGGCATGGCGAGATGCACAATAACACAGGTTAATAATATTTCATGAACGGAAAAGTTAATACAATTGGTACCACAAGTGCTTTTAAAAAAGCATTACAGCAAGAATCTGGAAGTAGACTTCACGGTATTTATATTGCAAAAGTAATCGACAACGACGATGCTAATAAATCCGGACGACTGCTGGTAACTATACCAGATCTACATTACGATACTAAAATAAACGAAAATTTTCATGCAAGATGGACATCACCATTTGCAGGTTCAACTAATCCAGAGTTACTTGGCCCAACAATAGAAAGTTTTGATGAAACAATGAAAACTTATGGCATGTGGACGCAACCACCTGACATTGGTAACTTAGTATTAGTATGTTTTCCAAACAAAACCGTTGACTGTTATGTTCTTAGTATGACATTGCCGGATCAGTATAACTCAATGCTTCCTGGTATGCCTTCGGGAGATAGTTATCAAGGAAAATCCTTTAGGCTTCCAACAGCAGAAAAGAATAAACTTTCAAGTGACACTAAGTTAACTAATCCTATGCGTCCAGCTCATCATCCTTTTGCAGAAGCAATTACTAAACAAGGTCTTATTAATGATCCTGTACGAGGTATTTCAGACTCCGGTGCAAAAAGAGAATCGCCCAGTGACGTATTTGGTATATTAACCAAAGGTATTAGAGATCCAGACAACAAAGCAAAAATGATTCAAGCAGGTCATCAGTTTATTATGGATGATAATGCTGATAGTAAAAATATTAGACTTAGAACAGGTGGCGGAAACCAAATATTACTTGATGATACTAATGGTATAATTTATTTAATAAACAAAGACGGCAAAGCATGGGTAGAATTAGACATGCTGGGTAATATTAACTTCTTTGGTGAAGGCGATATTAGCTTTAGGGCAAAAAAGAATTTTAATTTAAGAGCAGATAAGAATATTAACATTGAAGCAGGACAGGATTTACATCTTAAAGCCGCTGGTGATAACATGGGAGGCAAATACATGGGTATCCCTGATCTCGGCATCCTTGCAATACCGCCACTTGGTGTTGGAGGCAACATTCGATTAGAATCTGTTGCAGATACAAGTATACATGCAAATATGAACGCGGCCATTACAGCAAGTGGTGGAGACATTGACTTAAATGCCGCTGGAAGTTTTAGAAGTAGTGCAAATAAAATTGATCAAACAGCTGGAATATTAGGTATGAGCTCAGTAACAATGGGTGCTATAAGCACTATATCAGCAACCGGTACATCACATGTTTCGGCCGGACCTATTGCTTCAACTGGTTCTCTTATTTTACTTAACAGTGGCAGTGGACCAGTTCCAATACCGGCAATACCGGCAATACCGGCTCCACAAATAGGTGCAAGTGATCATCAAGATCAGTCATCTGTGCCACCAGAATATAAAGCAGACGAAGAAGTAGTTTTACCTAACGGCGGACAACGTCCAGAATCAGGAGACAGTATTAAAAGTATTGTAGGCACAATGCTAACAGCAGAACCATATCAAGGCCATGCTCAATTTGACCCTGCATCAGAGAACCCTGAAACATTAGAAGAAGATGTATCAGCAGATGGTGAAGAAAGTCCGGAACAGCAAGGATTAGCAAGTGTTGATCCTGCAGGCATCACTGATGCGGCCACTGACGCTATTGACAAAGCAAAAGCAGAAGTTACCGATCAACTTTCTGGCTTAAAAAACTTATTACCAGAGCAACTATCAAACTTTGATATGGCATCTCTAAAAAATCTTCAAAGCATCGATGGTATGAAGAATATGATGAATCAGTTAGGCATTGTAATTCCTCCATTACGGTTTCCTACCTCAAATGCATTGTCACAAAAAATTATTGGACAAGTTAAAAAATTAAAAGAACTTGAAGCAGAAATGAGTGCATTTGCACTTGATATCCAAAACAAAACATTAGGGTTACAAGACGAATTAGTAGGTGCTGTAACTGGCAAAGTTGATGCGGCAGTTAAAGAAGCCGTCGATGAAATAAAATCTTCAGCAACACCCCCACCTCCGGCACCAAAAGGATAATAGAGATAACATGACAGTAATAATGGACAACAGCAATAGCAACTTATTAGAGCTAATTGCAGAAAAACTTGATGCTAAGGGCATTGATTTAATTGTAGATGGTACTTCGTATATCTATATAGACAGAAAATCTGGTATTAAAGTTGTTGACTTTAAAAACGGCTTAGGAGCAATAGGCACAGCATTAGCACTTAATGGCGATCTTACCGAAGTTGGAGAACAAATAGCACAGGCATTACCAAAGGTTGTACTCAGTGATAATCAAATGGCCGCTTTAACAAGTTTTGCTCAGCATATTGGCATTGATAATTTTGTTAAATCTAAAGTTTTTGAAGATCTTAATGAAACGCCGCCTGCTTATTTTAAAGTTCCTGCACACATGAAAAGATGGAGAACTGGAACTGTAGGCAATAGTAAAAAAGTTAAAGTAAGACAAGATTACGTTGATAGAAGATTGTATGAAGGCATATTATTTAACACGCCTGACAATTGTGATATTGGCCAGTTATTTGTTAATCAATCAAACACTACATTTGCTCAAATGGCTACAAGATTAAGAAAAAGAAATTTAGACTTTATTGCGTCGGGTGGACTTGGGTCGACTTAGCCTCTTTTTGTAAATCAGCAACCCTAATATACGCTCTATATTTTGCTTCTTGTTCTTCAGCAACTGTTTGCTCTAAAATACTAACTCTTTGCCTTAATGCATTACATTCATTGTTTTTATCAACAAGCATGACTCTTAGCTCTTCTTCAAGAGTGTCATTTGTAAATTGTTTTTTAAGTGCTTCGGACATATTAACCTCGATTATGAATTTATTATTTCGCTCAACATTTCTGTTACAATGTTATTTAACAGAACCCCGCTATGACCGGCTTCTATAAAGGAATTTTGCGTGTTTATAAAACCAGGTGGTGGTGAACTTTGACTTTCTACTGATACCATGCCGTCATTTGCTTTTCCGCCTAACCCTGCAAGTGGGTTTGAGCCTGATGTACATACTATATTAGTGTGCGGACCACTAAACGTCTTTTCTTGCAATAATTCTAATACTGGCGCACCAGGTTTAGTGTTTTCAAACACTTTTTTATTTCTAAATATCATTGATAACACCCTTGCAACAGGCGTTCCTTGATAAGGTGTTGCTATAGTAACTAAGTGTTCTACATTTTTAGGGTACACACTTGCATACCAACTTGCTAACAAGCCGCCAAAACTATGTCCTATAAGAATTACTGGCTCATTCCCAAATTCTCTTTGTTTTTTTAGGTTTAACAGCTCAACTAAGTCGTACGGATCGTCTTCCATGTGGTATTCAGGTGCAATATAACGATGCTCGGGTAATTTTATTGTATAATAATTAAAATTATCTGGGCTGGCATTAGCACCATGTATGTAGATTACATTCTTCATAACCATAGTATACATTAGAACAGTCTATTTGTCAAGCGAATTATAACATGTTTTAATGATTATGATAAATACTTGTATGGCACAATTTAAAGGAATGAGCACAGTAGACAAGGTATCAGCACCGTACACTCTGGTTGATTCCGAATTAGTTAAACGTGACCTTTTAAACGAAATTTACACCAAAAAAGGTGAACGAGTTATGCGACCAACATTTGGTTGTATAGTTTGGGATTTACTGATGGAACAAGACACTCCTCAATTAGAGGAAATGGTAAGAGAAGACTTAGAACGAATATGTAACCGCGATCCGAGAATAGCAGTTAACAACATAAACATATTTAAAGGCGATCATTCAATAAGAGCAGAAATTGACTTAAGATACATCATGCTCAATAGTGCAGAAGTACTGTACTTAGACTTCCAAGAATATAACGAGGCGATTTAGAGATGGCAATTGTAGAAAGACAGAATAATTTATTTGCGGCGGAAGACTGGAAAGTTGCCTACAAGGCATTTAGTAAAATAAACTTCCAAGCATACGACTTTAATAGTATGCGTAAAGCAATGGTTGATTATGTAAGAATTAACTACCCAGAAAATTTTAATGACTTTATTGAAAGTTCAGAATTTGTTGCAATTATTGAATTACTTGCATATCTGTCTACATCACTTGCATTTAGAATGGATCTTAACAGCAGAGAAAACTTTTTAGAAACTGCTGAAAGAAGAGACTCAGTATTTAAACTTGCAAGAATGCTTGGATATAATCCACGTAGAAATATTACAGCAAGTGGGCTGGTTAAATTAACATCAGTACAAACTACTGAACCGTTAATAGACAGTCAAAATTTGTCTTTACAGAATACTAAAGTATTTTGGGACGATGCAAATAATCCTGATAGTTTTGAACAATTTGTTACAATTATTAATAGTGCATTTGCAGGAACAAATAGATTTACTGCACCAGTTAAGACAGGCAAAGTAGGCGGCATTAATACTGAAAAATATAATATTAATACCACTATTGGTTCCCCAATAAGTTATAACTTTGCTGGACAAACAACTACAGGAAGAAAAACGTTCCAAGTATGTAACGGTAACTTCACTGATAACAAATTTTTCTTTGAAGAAACGCCAAATCCAATTAACCCATTTGGTATGTTTTACAGAAATGATGGTTTAGGATTTTCAAGTGCTGATACTGGATTCTTCATGTTGTTCAAACAAGGTGAACTATCATTTACAGATGCAGATTATACTTCACCTGCTGAAAGTAGAATACAAGATATTCCACTACCTAATATTAATGAAACTGATGTTTTTGTACAAGAAGTTACTACCCAAGGTACAGTACTAAATCAGTGGACTAAGATTCCTAACACAGTAGGACAAACATTAAACTACAACAGTCAAAATTTAGGTACAAGAAATTTATATGCTGTTGAAAACTTAAACAACGAAGGAATTAGAATAAAATTCCCAGACGGTAACTTTGGTAATATACCAAACGGTGTGTTTAGAATATGGCACAGACAAAGTGATAACGAAAGATATTCGATCAAGCCAGCTAATATTCAAAATGCTTCAATCTCATTGCCGTATACAAATGCCGCCGGCGAAAACTATAGTTTAACATTGACGTTTTCTTTACAGTCATCAGTTAGTAACAGTTTGCCAAGCGAAACATTACAAAATATTAAAACAAGAGCACCGCAAACGTTTTACACGCAAAATAGAATGGTGTCGGCTCAGGACTACAACGTATTCCCTCAGAGTCAAAGCAGTAACGTTAGAAAATTAAAAGCAACTAATAGAACACATGCTGGGCATAGTAGGTTTATTGATATTAACGACCCTACAAGTACATTCCAAAGTGTTGAAACGTATGCTGAAGACGGATTCTTAACAAAAGAAATATCTAACCTTGCATACAACATTGTAATTGATCAAAATAACACAGCGGCTGATGTAGTAACAAATGTATTACCATTATACTTAAAACAGCCTGCAATGAATAACTTTGTGTATGACGAAATGAGACGTATATGGGCTAACTATGTACCGTCAAAGTTTGAAACACAAGATTTAAATGCTATTTGGAAAACACTTCCAGTAGAATCTCAGTCAACAACTGGATATATCACTGAAACATTTAGTACATTAGATGGTACTACAGTAGTGTTAAAAAACAACACTGAAAGAACAAGAGTATTCCAAGAAAATAACTTTATTAAGTTTGTTAAATCAACAGACAAGTCACAATATAAATGGGTAAGAATTGTAAGTGTTGCCGCCAATGGTGCTTTATCAAGCGGATTAAGTACATCAGTTGGACCGTTTACACTTAGTGAAAAAATAGATGACGGTTGGAAAGCAGTAGAAGTTATTGTTGGGCTCAGAAAATCATTTACAGCATCTGAGAGTTTAGCAATACAAGATGCTATTAACAGCAAAAAAACATTCGGTGTTGGATATGATGTTCAGCTCGATGGATACTATATTATTGCCAATGAGAATTTACAGGCAACTGGTAACTTTGAAATAATTCATGCAAGAGCAGGTGCTGGTTTAAGCAATGACGCCAGTTGGTTATTGTTAATGAAATACTCACCTGTTGATAATATTAGTTGGAAATATTCTACTACTGTTAGAGGCCTTGAGTACGTTATACAAAGTAAAGCAGATTTAAAATTCTATAATATTAAAAGTAGTAAAGTAGTTGATTACACTACTCAGGCAGTACAAGATACAATCAGTATTACAACATTAAATAATAAGCCAGGCGTAACAGAACAATTTACATGGGCAGATACTAATACAGACGGTATTGCTGATGCATGGCAAAGTGTTGAAACTGGTGCATTCCATGACCCAATGGGAGTGATATCCCAGATACCTTTAAGAACACGAGATCAAAAATGGTATGACGTAGGAGTTAAATGGAAAAGTACATTTGGCTTGATGAGAAACGATGGCATCACAGACAACCATACACCTGCAAACATACTTGTTAAAAATAGATTTGTTAATTCAGCAAATGTAACTCTTAACACTTATTTTAATGATGGTGATGCAAGTACAAGTAATGTTAGAATTTCTAACAATGATGGAAGAATATCTTTTATACCTTACAACTTTAGTTTTAACTTTGATAGCACTACCTTTGGATTTAACATTTTTGATAATAACGGAAACATTACATACAAGGCCTTAAATGCTAATACAAATACTGTAGAAATGTATCACGGTAATGCATCAATATTTACATATAGTGCAGACGGCTCAACTGCAAACGCAACTGCAAACGGAGCCATTGTATTAAGCAATGCTAATTCAACAGCACAAACAGGTACATTAACGTATACCAATCTCGAAGACAACAATTACTTATATGCTCGTGACCTTGCAGGACTATCAGTAGATAGAATTTTAGTTGAGTATAAAAAAGACAGAGCCAGATTAGAAAAAGATATAGTTTGGGAAGTCGTAGATAGTTTTAAATATAACGATGGATTTACCGATCCAAGAAAAGTTAAAGTTATTCCAATAGACAGCAATAACGACCAGGTACCAGATAGACCATTACAGTTTAACGAGTTTGCCGATACAGCAGACTTTGTAATTTTTGAATACTACACAGACTTTGATGGTTACAAATATGATAGGCCAGTAAGTGGTGTGATACTTGATTATAGAACTGAATTAGGAATTCAGCAATTAGGAACTAATATATCTCCAAAAAGTTGGAATGACATTGTTGCATGGAATACAGTAGACTTTATTTTAGTTGATACTTATGCTATTGCACAAACATTAGAAAACGTAACATCAAACTACAGCGGTATTAAAGTATATGTTGTTGCTGATGAAAAAGTTTATTGCTTAACTGCAAGTAGTACAGATACGCAAACAGTTACACTTGTTGATGCATCAGCTGATTACATTGTTAGAAAAGGAAGAGGAGCAACTCAGGATACAAGAGGAGTTGCACCACAACCATGTGTAATTAAGTGGAATCATAAAGCACCTAACGATATTAGAATTGATCCAAGTATTAGTAATGTGGTTGAAATTTTAGTATTAACTAACACATATTATACTGAAGTACAAAAATATATTAATGTACCAGGTACAGCATATCCGCTGTCACCAACAGCAAACCAATTAGCAACCGAATTTAACAGTCTTGAATCATTTAAGAGTGCAAGTGATACTATTGTTTATCGAAGTGCAAAGTTTAAAAGATTATTTGGAAACGACGCTGAAGCAACAAGCCAGGCAAAATTTAGAGTTGTAAAACTTAACGGTAGCACTCTAACAAACAACGAAATTAAAACACAGATTATAAATGCGTTTAACAAATACTTTGATGTAGACAATTGGGAATTTGGTGAAACATTTTATTTCACAGAACTTAGCTCATATGTACATCAGCAGTTAGGTAGTAACATTGGTAGTATTGTAATATTACCTAATACCAGTGCAGGAACATTTGGCGACTTATTCCAGATTAAAGCAGATCCAGACGAACTGTTTATTAATACTGCTACTGTAACTGACATTGAAATTGTAGAAAAACTAACTTCTCAAACACTAAGGACTGATATCTAAAATGGCTGATAAACTTTATAAAAAGTTACCGGAAGTTCTGCAGACTAATGCAGTAAAAAACTTCTTCGAAAGTACTGTAGAACAACTTTACAGTGAGTCGAATGTTGAAGTAATTAAAGGATACATTGGAACAAGAACATCTTACGATAGCGATCTATCCGGTGCATGGGTGCCGCATTTAAATTCTGTTAGAGATGAGTATTCGCTGTCTCCAGTAGTAAACACAATTAATTCTAATTCAGGTGTTAGCGAGAATTTTGTATTCTATGATGAATTTGTATCAGTATTAAATGATTATGGCGTAAATACTACTGATCAGAACTTAACATTTTCAGAAGATTTTACTACATTTATTCCGCCATTAGATGTTGATAAATTAATTAACTTTCAAGAGTACTATTGGGATCCAGACGGACCAAATGCAATTAGTATTGTTGGCTCAGTAACTAACGCAATTGATGTTTCAATCGATGTTATTGGCAAAACAACTTTCACACCAGCTGGTGGCAAACAATTTAAAAACGGCATGGTAATTAAATTTACTGGTGAATATGTAGTGCCAGCATC